GGGTTCGCGTAGACAATTTCACCGCCGGGCTGAATTGATAGCTTAACGCCAAGGACCAAATTGCCGACAGCTGACCGCTTTGGCTCGGTTATCTCGGTTAGAACGAAATTATAATCACCATCCGGCAGCGGACCGAAAACCCGCTCCTCTGGAGCGCCTCTGTATCTGTATTCTGACATTGTAATTATGCGACCAACCGTGTTAAACTCATTTTGCGTAAAACTCATCGATCCCAGTCTGGAGCGCACTCCAGCTAAATTCTAGAGGAGAAGGTAATGAAAATCTGTTTTTCGCGATATATCCTGTCCCGGGTTCAGTCCATAGTAACCGGTCGCCGCTTACTATTCCCCTGCCCTTGCGCGCCTTGGGTGAATCCTTCTGGATCGTCGTGTCGAGCTGAGCGAAAAGCACGGTATCAACTGCTTGATAGACTATCGCCGCGCTCTTCTCCTGTAGCCTAATCTGGTGCACATCGTATGGCGCTGAGAGGGACGGGTCAGCGATGGTCTTGATCATGGAGTGCGAGATGAGAATGACGTTCATCCGCTCGCTCATCTCGGTCAGCATATTGAGCAGACCAATCCAAATTTCCTTGCAGCGCTGCCATCCTTTGCCGTATCCGCCGCCGTACATTTCCAGGCTGGTGACCTTGCCTTCCTCCATTACGCGCTGAAAAATCAAGAGCTCAACCCCATCGATAGTGTCCAGCACAACTGTTTCATAGTCGTGCTCCTCATTCTTAAGCGCATAAACCTGATCATAGAGTGCCTTGAAATTGGCTGGTTGCGGCAGCTTCGCACAGTTCAGTTGATCGAGTCCGCGCTCCGTGGAAATAAAGATCGGCTTAGGCGCGTCAGCCGCCCACGTGGATTTGCCTATACCGGGCTGGCCGTATAGAAGCGCCATGATAGGTCGCTTACGTTTGCGCACCGTGACCTGGGAAAGGATAGATGCCTTCTTTGGCTTGACAGCCTCCTGCGCCGCCCGCTCGGCAAAGGGGTTGACCTCAGGAACTGGCTCAAGCGTAGTTGTTTGGTTGTCGTTATTCATTTGGTGCGCGCCTCGTGACTGAAATCTCTGGTTCAAGCATCGGAAACTGTTTATCCGATTCAAGAGCCGTCAGAAGAATAAATATAGCCCTGGCTACCGACGTTGTAACCTCCCATGATCCGCCAAGCATATCGTCGGTGATTGTTATTGTACTCATGGGTCAGGCAATCAAAAAGGTTTGGTCATAAATACTCTCATAATACCGCCGGCCTTCGGAATGCTCCGGGTAGGAGAGCCAGAGGCGCTTAAGCACGCGCCGGGCGCGCCAACGATTATCGATTTGTGCTAAGAATGGATGTGGTTTCATCTTGTTACTGAATACGACTGAGTGTGAACCAACTTAAGGACTTTTCCCATCCGAGTTGACCAACCGCCGGATATATTGCGAGACGCTCAGGTCAAGGCTTTCGGCCCGTTGCCTAATCAGTGGCTTAAGGTCCACTGGCACGCTGATAGAAAGTTTCTGTACTGGAACTTTTTGCTTTGTTTTCATCGCACTGGGTCGTATTTATGAAGTGATGACCGTTATCGAGGTATTAAACAAACTGAAGTCAGCCGGCTTCCCTGATCCCCAGGCCGAGGCCATCGTGGAAGCTTTTGAAGCGCGTGACCGCTTATGGTTTGAAATCCAGTTCGCAAATCTGCGAACGGAAATCGAAAGACTTAAAGGTGAATTCCGCGCGGAAATTGAAAAAGTCCGCGGTGAGATTAAAGACGCCAAATTCCAAATGATTTTTTGGATCGTCGGCACCGTCATCGTGGGAACCCTGATCAGCCATTTCTGGAAATGACGACCAAAAAAATCGCCGGTCGTACCTATTCTTCCTTGTCTTTCAGCTGTCCCCCGGAAATGGAGCACGCCATCAACCGGCGCACCGTTGAACTCGGGTTCCACAGTCGATCCGATTACTTGCGCCGGCTCTTTGAGCGCGACCTGGCCGCCGCCGGGCTCTATGACCCCAAAAACCTCGCCTCGGAAGCGCCGCCCCGAATTAAACGCGGCCGAAAAGTAAAGAAGAAATGAACTGCAAGCGGGAGGTAGCGCAATGATGACCAACGAACAGATTGAAGCTGAGCTCAAACACCTGGCAACCAAAGAAGAGTTGCACAAAGAGATGCTGACCAGTACCCGCTGGCTGATTGGGACGATGATCGTGCTGCAAATCCCGACCTGGGTTGGCATGGTACAGATTTGGAACTTTCTGGCCACCATTGCCAGCAGGCTACCGAAATAAGCGGCACTGCTCATTTGGCGAGCCCATCTTTCGGTGCGTTAAATTCCTGCCACCAGGCCTCGAGCATATCCCGATCGAAGCTTAGGCGTTTGCCGGGTCCGGCTTGGCGCGCGCCCGGGATCGTGCCGTCAAGCGCATATTGCCTCAAGGTCCAAGCCGTAAAACCGGTGACTACAGCAACCTCGCTAATGGGAATCCGGCGCCGCCGATCCAGCTCAGAAAACAACGGTTTCACTTTGATGCTCGATTTCCCCTTCATGTGCGGAAATCTTTGCACACCATTTTTCAACGGAATCACAAAGCGAACCAAAACGAGTGCAAAGCGAACCAATGGCGAAAACGCTTCGCTCGAGGAAAATTTTTAAAGCTTTTCTTGACGGATTTTAACGGTCATTTCCAATCGTTGTTCAATGCTATGCTCTGAGAGCCCGAGAGCTTTCTCTATCGCGTCATCTTGGAATCCGAGAGCTTTCTCGATAAAATCCGGATCGGTTCGCTTCTCGTCGCTGTTCCGAACGACACCAATGGAGCTGGGAACCAGATGATTGATGAACTCGAAGAAATCGGGAACCCCGTCGGCATCTAAATCTGTGTAAAAAACCAGGAGACAGGCAGCAAAGGCGAAAGCGATCACTTTGAAGATTTGCTCCCACAAATTCTTTTCTTCGGTGCTCAGGTCCAGATGCTTATTGATCTTGTTGGCCTTGCACAGGACCTTGTAAAGAGCGATCGAAATTTCCTCGACCGGATACCGCGCCTGATGAGTGTGGGTATCAAAGAAGGCTGATTTCCCGTAGCCGAGCCGCAGTTGAACGAGCCGCTTGATTCGTCGTTTCCGGCTTTTATGTTCAATCGCTGAAACTTCAGCAATCTGTGGAGCACGTTCGCGCTTCGGCATTTTTCCCTCCTCGAGACCAAAGAACTTTTGTAACCCTCTCGACGGATGGAGAGGGATTTATTAACAAGTTACTAACAAGCTACCGGTAACAGAGCTACAAATTAACTTGAGTCGTCCTTGTCCTTGCTGAAGCGCAAGAATCTCGAAAGCAGCGGCAAGCCACACAAATAGACGACTAGAATGAACCAATCCATAGAGCCAATATCCTAAATTCTCACTAAGGAGAATCCCTATAAGATTTGCGAGAAGTTAGAAGTAGTCGCCAAATTAACCAAGCACAATAAAATTATTACAATTTCGTGATAATAATTTCAGGCAATCGTTTGCGTGTTGCAATTTGATCAATTTGGTTGGATTTTGCTTAAACAATTGGGTTTTAATCGATTTGTGCCATGCGTTTTTAAAGGGTGTCTGCGATCAAAAAAACTGCGAACATTTCAACGGTGCATACAACCCCGGAAAACAAAAGAAAACTCGAGCGCATTGTCAAAGAGCTCGGGTTCCGGAGCATGGCTCATTTCTTCACCCGTTCGATGGAAACGCTCTTTGAACAGATTGATGCCGGTCAGTCGCTGCGATGGCCGCTGCGCTTTGAAGAAAAAAAAGAGACCTCCGAAAAGACCTCTCCCAAACGCAGCAAGCGCTAAAACAATCCGTTAACGCCAGAAATGCAATCCGATTTGCGCCAGGATGAGCAGACCAATTGCCCAAAGGGTTTGATGCCTTGTTTCATTCATCAGTTTGGTCAGCCGTAATTCCAGCTCCTTAAGTCTCACGTCCAGATAGTCTTTTGTGACATAATCAGCCTGTGCGTCTCGCAAAGCCTCAGTAACGCCTTCGGCCTGTTCTTTGCTCATTCCCGCCTTCTGGAGCCCCTGGGACAATTTTAAGGTGTCGATCATGCCACCTCCTGCCGAGGCATCTGGATCACGTTGCCGATTGCCGGTCGTAGGTTGAACCAGGCGCGGCCCGAACCCGGCAGGAGGGTACGGATATAGTAGCGCTTGCAAACGCCCTCAGAATTGCCCATCTCGAGCGCCAGTTTGCCTACTCCCGCCAACCCGTCGAAGGTGAGCGCGTAGGAAGCGAACGAATTGCGGAGACCATTTTCAAGCAACTGGATCCCGGTTGTCTTTTCGAAAGCGCTCTTCAAATCCTGTATCTTGCGCTTGGTCCAAGGCACCACGAAACCGTTATCGGTCGCCGGGCAAAGCTCAAGCCAGGCTTTGACAGCTTGCAGATAATGGGCGGTTTCGATATGGCGCTTGTCGCTATCGCGCCGGGTAGCTTTGGCGACCTCTTCCCGGATCTCGATGAACCCGCGGTCACAATAAAGATCACTCCAGCGGATCGCGTCCGAATTGCGGGTGTTTCGAAAAGCTTCACAAGATCGCAGCCCACAGAACCCGCTCAAAGCGAACCAAGGAAGAAGCGCAATGAAATCCTTGGTTGGGAGGCCCCCGAGTTTCACCGGCTCGAGGCCCGCGGCAATGCGCAACATGCGCTCGAAGGTCTTCACCTGATAGATGTCTTTGCGGATCCCAAACTCGCCGATCGGTGAAATATTGAGCATCGGATTGATGCCGACCAAGTTGTAATCTTTGGCCCAGCGAAAGAAGACTCGGACCGTTTTGTAAATGCTGCGGACATGACCCGGGACCGAATCGAAAAAGCGCCGCAAATCGGGCTCGGTAATCTCGGATATCTGGCACCGTTCGAAGGCCCGAATGAATTTGAGCAAACGCCATCGGTCGGCATCCGATGTCGAAGCATCAACTTTGCTTTTGCGGATCGCTTGAAACTGTTCGACCGCTTCACGGACCGTTGCCGGCCTGATGTTTTGCAGCTTCTGAAGTTTTTCATGGGCTGCGTAAACCTTTGAAACATCGCCATCATACATCTTGGCAAACTCACGCACGGCAATACCAAAAGCGTCCTCATTCGGTTGCCGTCTCGATTGGTCAAGTGCTGCACGACCCTCTATTTTGAGTTTCTGAATGAATTTTTCGGCCGCATCCCGGCTTACGAAATACTTCGCTTTGCGCTTGCGATCGGCAAAATAGCGGCCCGGCACCTCGACCCGCCAAGGGCTTGTTTTTGATGGGAAATGAATCGGTTTCATCTGCGTTATTTTAACGCACATTTTCAGTAAAACAACCTAATACTTCAACGGAATCAAAAGTTTTACTTGACCCGAGTGAGAGAAATGCTATCGGAGCAACCAGTTGATTTTTAGGAACTTAGGAGGCTGGAGAAGGTGGCAGCGCGTATGGGATTCGAACCCATGTCACGGCCTTGAGAGGGCGAGTGCATTCGTGCGTAAGTCTTTGATTATCAACGATGAGTCAAAACGGCTAACGCAGATTTTAACGCACTTTTTCAGCTCAGGACACGGCCCTATCGCCCGCCAATCCGCTCTGGTAAAGCTTCTTACGTAAACTGTAAAAAAAGCGAAAAACTGCGTTACTCCAGGTCTTAACATTCATAAGTCGTTGATTATAAGGAGCCGTCCAGTTGATGACGCGTTAAGACCTGTCCCCACAATAACGCAGTTTTTTGGCCCGAGACACGGCCCTTTTCCGGCTTTAGGGGAAGAGGTCACCGTCCCTTAAGAACTCGACGCAAAAGAGCCAGTCTCGGGCGTTGCCTGTTCTTTGATTTCTTCCCGAACCGCAATTTGCCGATCCTCGATCCGTCTCAAGATTAAGGCGATTTCCTGCAATCGCTCGTTAATCGATCGCAGCGTTCCTTTTATTTCTTCATCCATAGGTTTCCTTTCAATACAGGACGCCTGGATTCTGCACCACGTTGACGGTGACCCCGGGCGGCACGTCGATCGTAACTGTGACGACCAGCTCGCTCGGTGGCACTGGTGATGGTGCCGGAATTCCAGTCGCCCATTCCACGGCGAGCTGGTCCGGGGTACCGTCATAATGATTGCAGTCAATGCCGTCCGGCGAGCATCCGTCGACCGTGTGCGGTTCGGGACCGTAGGTGCCATCGGTATATTGCCAGAGCCAGTAAGTGTCCCAGCTCGCCTGGCAGACGCATTTGTTGCCGTACTGCGCCTGCCAGAGCCGGCGCGCACCGAAGAACGGATCATTTCTGTTGCCAAGAGCTTCCTTGGCAGTGTTGCCTGAATAGAGAACGCATTGATTGGCTCGTCCAAGCTCTTGTTCACAGAGTTCGATAAATCGGCGGGCACCATCCAGTTTCATCTGGCTGGATGAATTATCTTCCCAGTCCAGGCTAAAAAGCGTCTGGTCATCGATTTTGGCGTAGGCCAGGAAATTATCGACCTGCTTTTGCGGATCGCTGCTATCCCCGAAGTGATACGCACCCCAAAGCAATCCAGCGCCCAGCGCTGCCTTGCGCTGCTGCAAATAGGTGCTGTCGCGATATCCGGTGCCTTGAGTCGCTTTATAGATCACGCCGCAAACGCCGGCTGCTTTGACTTGGGCATAATCTTGCGCCGGATCCCAGTGAGAAAGATCGATGACAAGTAGGTTGATATTCATGCTAATCGCTGCGTTTAGATTTCGAAGGTGAAGATAACAGAGGAGGCCTGGATGCGTCCTGTTCATGCCTCCCGTTCGGGATGCGCTTATCCCAAGAATGCAAACCGGCCAGACCAAAGACCAGAGCCGTTACCGATTGAAAGAATGGAACCATGAAGCCGTATTCTTTGATATGCTCACTGAAATGCAGCCAGGGAACCTCGTCCGAGACGATATGCAGGATGAACACCAACAGCGGAGCACTAAGGAACGTGATAACCGTTCCCCAGCAAAGAACTGTCCGCCATAGGGGATCGTTCATTTCTTAAATAGCTCCACCGTATTGAATCCTGCCAAGCTGATAATGATTGCCGTGATAGTCCGCAGGTATTCGCCCATCCACCGAAACTCTACGCTGAAGGTCGGATCCTTATCCACGTAGTGAAAGATGTGAATGATAAACAAGATGACGGGCGTTACAAAAAATGCCACCAAACAAAGCCATGCCAAGACCAGTTTCCAAATTGCCATAGGACTAAGCTCCCGGAGGCGGATGCGCCACAAAATCGGCAATCACCTTCGGCAACGCCGAGGTCACGACAAACTGCACATCCGAATCCTTGACGCTTTGCCCAGAAGGATCGGCTTGAACCGCCGATTGGATCGTCGGGTTCATAGAAACCGGCCAAGCAAACGCTATCCAAGCCACGCTTGAATTTTTGTTGGCCCAATTTGCCCAGGCGACTCGATTCGCGTGATCGGGTGTAGCTGGATCCTCGTTGTTGATGTCCTCGACATCATGAATAACGGCGACCTCAATCTGTTGTTGAACGCTCGGGATTTGGTACCGGAGCGCATAGCTTGCAGTGTAAGCACTCATAATTTTTTACCAGCCGGTATCAGCTGTATAATGACCAAAGACAAAATTTGGCAAAGTCGCCGGGGCACTTGCTAAATTAATTGCATTGAACCCGCCTTGACCAATGTTAGCGACACTGCTCACGGCATGAGCGACGTTATTCCAATCAGCCATCGAATTTGCGGCTCCATTCTGGGGATTATATATAGTAACGATTGGATCCTTGGCCATTTTTTTGGGGAACGGAACCCAACCTGCGGCATAAGGACTGGTTACTACATAAATCGGCATACCAAAATAGCCATTGCTTTGGCTACCATTCGCGATTCCGTAGTCCTGACTTTTACAAAAATATTCTAGAGAATTATCCAGATTCTGTGAAAACGGACAGTCGATCAGTGTCGTGCAGAGCGCGCCAGGTTCGTGCTGGACAAAGGCTACAATAAACTGGCTATTAACCGGCTTGCTCACAAAATTATCCATTCCAGGTACCCCTATGAAATTTCCGTTTTGCCACGTATCGGCTGCGGGCGCTATAAAAGTTGTGCCAGTCGCCAGACAAATACTCAATTGGTAACCGGCAACCCCAGGAGCTGAACTAAAATTGCCGCCACTTATCCACACCGGAATATTTGGCAATGGAATCAAAGTCCACGTCGATGCGTTCGGAATTGTGCAAAGCTTAACTAAGCTTTTAGCGCTGGCTGGATCGCGTAATGCCACCGCGAATTTTAAATTCGCCACACTGGAATAAACCAGCAACGACAACGAATGAACATCTTGTGATAATTCGCGGAAGCTCGGACCTTCAATAACTTGATTTATAAATACGTAATCGCTTGCTCCTAAGGTTGCTTGCTGTGTAGTTAATTGAATCATCAACGCCGCACGGCTGATGAGAAAATTTGTACCTGGAACGACTGGTAAAACGCTTGGAAGGATTTGCCCACCAGTGACCGTCATTGTGCCGGCCTTATTAAAACCCCATCTGTCTAAAAGTGCTACCGGATTAGCAATAGTATTTCCAACGTTCTTTTGATCCACCTCGAACGTCGGATTTCCGATCGCATTAAAGCTGCGCAGGCGCACGCTCCAGATGACCGGCTGCAACGGCTGGTTATTGTTGGTGCCATCGATAAAATCGGTCGTGTTCCCGCTGGTCTGGTTCATCAAACCTTTGGTCGATGAGCTGGCCAACGGGATCTGATCACTCCCGGTGACGTGGCTAGCTTGGTGTGCAGTAGGCGCCGCACCCACTGCCATGCGCGACGTATCAGAAGGGTGAACGTGATCGGCTCGTGCGTAGGTTGTGCCGGTACCTACTGCCGCCGCACCGTCCATTATCGGAATCGTGCTGGATGGCGCAGGAGGCGCCGCACCGCTGGAAGCTGCGGTCAGTCTGCCCTTAGCATCTACTGTGACGCTAGAGTTAGTGTAACTTCCGGCAGTCACCGCTGTGGTTACCAACGTCGGGTTGGGATACGTCCCGGTTAAATCACCTCCAGCAGTTCCAGTGGGTGTTCGCGCATTGGTCAGTTGCGGATCATCGCCGGAAACCGTTTGCGCGTGCGTGGTCGCTGCAATGCCGGCCGCGGTTCCTTGCACCAGGATCTTCGAATCACTGCCCAGGGTCGCCTTATTATTGGCATCAGTACTTACTCCGGCGCCACCGCCACCTACTGCGACAAGCTTTCCACCGCTGACCTGAATGGTCGTGTTATCTACTGGAGGACATAAGCCTTGCGCAGCTGCGCTGGCCAGGGGAATTGGATCTGAGCCGCCGTTATGCGTCGCTTGGTGCGGTGTAGGCGTTCTGGCATTAGTCAGTTGCGGATCGTCGCCGGAAACAACTTGAGCATGAGTCGTGGCGCTGGCCCCGGTTCCGACACCTTGGACCAGGATCAAGGAGTCGCTGCCAAGCGTGGCCTTGTTGTTCGCATCTTTACTAACTGCCGACGGCCCGGCAGGGCCGACGGTAATCTGCTGGCCGCCGGTCTGCCAAATCTGGAAATCTGAGGCGGTGATCGGCATCTAGCGAGTATACGGATAATTAATAAACAGAACGTCCACCGCCATGTGATAATTAGTGGCAACGTTCAGATTCCTCTGGACAGAAGCAAAAGGGCACATCGGTACCGCAGTGGGGGCCGCAGCGGAAGCGGTGCCGCATGAAGAGCCGTTCAAGTAGGCGGTGATGTTGCCCGAGGCGTCGATTTTCAGTTCCCACCAGCCAAAGGTGTTCGCGGCTGGCCCCACGGTACAGTTGACATAGGTTGGGGCCATGGCTGCCCCGCCTGAATTGTTGAAAGTGCCGATCCGGAAGTTTCCGCTGTTATTATCCGGCGAGTATTCCAGGAACACTGCGTAATAGGTGTTGGATTGCGAACCCGGAAAGCCTAAACTCCCCTGCAACATCAATCCGACTCGGGCAAAGTAGGCTGCTCCTGTCGCGGGCAAGGACGCTTCCTCTAAGGCCACTCGGAAAGCTATGTCACAAATCCCAAAGCCCAACATCATCGCCCCGGCAGAAGTAGCGGCCATTTGACCTCGATTGAAGGAGCCACCATTGCCAGAGCCAGAGGTCCCGGTGAGCGTCGCTAATTCAACCACTCCTTGGGCACGTCTGGTGCCATCCTGTCCGTAAACGGCAGCAGCCGTAATACCCCCACCATTGGAGCCGACGTTGGCCTGGTATTCTGGCGGTTGCGTCGACTGGCTGGTCCAGTTCGGATAAATAAAATCGTCGTAGCAGTAAAAACCGCTCCGCGGATCAAAACCCGCGGCACCAGCTGAAGTCGCCGCGATGCTGATATTGGTGGTGTTATCAGTCAAGGTGACTCCGGAGCCGGCCACCAGTCTCTTTAAAACGCCGCTCGGCGCATTAATGATCGAGACCCCCGAGGTGGTTTCAGCATCGCTCAGCGAAGTCCCACCGCCGCCCCCACTCCCGGTCGGTCCAGTTGCGCCAGCAGTACTAACCATTGACCCGCTGGGGATCGTGGTGCCGCTGCTGACATTGCCGAGGGATCCCAGATTGATCAAAACGGCGTGGGTTGCATCGGTGATCGAGGAAATATCGAAATAGCCCGCCCCGACCACGTAAACGTTCTGAGCCTGCGCCATCCAGGAGGTCGAAGCCAAAGTGACGGTCACGCTTGAAGCGACACCTGGCATGACAAAAGAAGCGGTAGTCGTGGTATAGGAGGAAGAGCCCGCTACGCCAGGGGTCCCAGCCGGAGTCACGTTCTGAGTGCCGCTCCCGGTAATCGTCGAGCCGGCCGCCGGATTAGCGGAGCCGCCAAAGTTGGTGACGACTGCGTGAGTGGCATCAGCGATCGAGCTGATGGTGTAATACCCGCCGCCTTGGATAAAGATTCCCTGGCCGGTCGCCATCCAGGTGGTCGAGCCGACGTTGACCGTGACAGTGGCGTTGATCGCAGGCTGGATGAAATTGGCGCTCAGCGTGGTAAAAGCGTTTAGCCCCGCTCCGCCAGCTCCGGGCGGGCCTTGTAGACCGCCTGGGCTCACCCGGGAACCGGAGGCGATTACGGTCCCCGCTGTCGCGTTGCCCGGATAGTTCAGGTTGGTGACCAAGACTTGAGTCGCGCTGGAGATTGCCGAGACTTGGAGATAGCCTGCGGTCGCGATGTAGATGATTTGGTTCGCGCTTATCCAGGCAGTGTTGCCGATCGTGATTGTAACGGTCCCGCTGACCGCCGGCATCGTGAACGGGCTTGCCAGCGCGTCATAGGCCGATAACGCCGCCCCAGACGTACCTGGAGTACCCGCCGTTCCTGCCGGTCCAGCTGCTGTCACGGTCACACCGGAGGCAACCGTGGTGCCAGCTATAGCATTGCTCGCGCTGCCCGTATTGGTCAGAACGACATGAGTCGAGTCCGTGATCGAATTGACTGCGTAGTATCCAGCCCCGGTAATGAAAACATAATAACCGCTGCCCCCCATCCAGGCGGTGCTCACCACCGCTACTGATACGGTCGAGCCAGCAGCCGGCACTGTGAAAGACGCGGTCGTTGTCGTGTAAGCGTTCTGCCCCGCACTTCCACCGCCCGCCGCCGCTTGAGCTGGAAGGAGCGGGGTATCGATGGCGATGGTAACACCGCTCGCAGCGTTAACGGGGTCACCATTGTTCTGCAGGACAGCGTGCGTGCTGTCCGGGATTGATTGAACGATGTAGTAACCGGCAACAGGCAAGCGAACGTATTGGCCGACAATGAGACCAGTGGAAGATACCAGGGTGACGTTGACAGTGGCATTGGCAGCCGGTGTAACGAAACTGGCGGCGGTTTCGGCCAAGATAAAGGAGCTGGCGATCTGGCCGTCAAGAATCTGGATCGTGACGTTATCAACCGGGATAACGGTCGGGTTCAGAAGCTTGGCCGCGGTTAAGCCAGCGTGTCCGCTCGCCACGTCCCGGGTCGAGATCAGCTCCAGGGTGTTGCTAGGCGGATAAGTGGTCAACGCATTGACCGGCGCACCGGCAACCGCGGAACCGCTGGCAATAACCGTCCCGCTGATGGCGTTCCCGGGCTGGCCGGTATTCTGGGCCACGAAATGAGTCGCGTCAGTGATTGAGACGACCTGATAAATACCCGCCGTGGCAATGGTCAGTTGCTGATTAACCTGAAGCCAGGTGGTGTTGCCTATAGCGATCGTAACGTTCGCGCCAACGGCTGGAGCCGTGAACGCTGCTGTAGTCGTATCGCTGGTAATCTCACTAAGAATCGTCCGAAAAATCGTGATCGGGATATCAAGCGTGTGTTCAATTTCACCAGTCGAGAGCTGGTAGCGGACCTCACTGATGCAGGCAATCGAGGTGTTACTTCCGAGCGCATTAGCTAGGTTGCTCGTGTTAAAGATCGGGAACCCGAGATAAAAGACGTTCCCGCCCGCGTCCACCTGACGGGTGTAGGAGGTCTGCAGTACCAAAAGAGATGGACCGCCAGGACCAATCAGCCCGAACTTGATCGCCGGACTGGTCCCCAAATCCTGGACCACACCGCCCTGGACAAAGTAAATCTCGTGCGATTGGGTATCCTGACTTTTACCGGCATAGGGTATGGCAGGCGATTTAAAACCAAAATCGCCGATGGCTTGGCGTAAGTCGAGATCGATGATCGTTTGCATGTTAGGATGGCCATTTGGCCAATGGGCATGGACTGAGGCGGTTCCAAAGCTTTCGAAGAAGCGGACACTGGCAGGCGCCGCAGATCGGCTCAAGGGCATGTCCACGCTGAAGTTTTTCGCAAACTCGGCAGATCTCCCAGCGGGCGTCTCGTTCAGTCGGTGTTAGAAGCGCGTTCATGGGTGTGGGAGGTTGCTTGACGGAGCTTGGACGCAGGCTGCAGCAGCCAGAGTAGCCGATGCCTGATCCACGGCCTGGCTGACGCCTGCAGCGTCCACAACGGGGTCGCCGGTCCCGGTATACTGGACATCAGGAAAATCTATCTGCCCATGAAGACCTCCAGGACCACTCCAGCCTAAGGTAGTTGAGACGATCAAAGTCCATCCTGCATAAATAGTCGGTGAATGTACCGGAACGCTTTCGGTGACTTGACCTGTGACAAGGTTCGTATCCCGATAATGGCAACCAACTGGTCCGCCGACCTCTGGACCCTGTTGCACCCAGTAACAGGTGGTTTCCGACATAAGAGCGGCGCCGGGTGGCACAAGACAGCCCGGTGACGGCTTACACGGGTCGCAAGATCCACCAGGACAGTATGTGGGTGCATAATACATTTTCGCTATTGTTTAATCACTGGAATAAAAGAACTGCCTTTAGAGGTGGAAATAGGACGACTGGTGGGCGCTTTTGCTGTCTGACTCGTCACAGGTGCAGTGCCCCAATACCAAATATATTTTTTCGAGCAATCGGTTGGATCGATTACGACCAATTGATGCCAACCCGCCGTTGAAGCTTCGTCCACAATGCCCAGTACCGGCGGCTCGGGTGCGGGGTCTCGTTTCAAGGCAATGATAAAGCCGTTCGGCGATTCGGTCACCATGATGCCGTCACCAGGATTAACCGTCCTTTCATTAATCCGGTCGGCTAATTCTAGAAAAGTATCCTTCAAAAATGTCCATTTTGGCTTTAAAGCAATAAGTCTCATGGATTATCAGCCTCCACCTCCGACCACCGTGGTAGCAGTGTCTGTAATAATATTGAAAACTGAGGTAAAGATAGTGGGTCTCGGTCCCCACGTCTCGGAAAGTTCGTACCAGCCGTTGTTTAGTGAGTTGGCCTGTGAATCGATCAATTGAATCGGAAAAGTTAAAGCCGAATTGACTAAACCTAGACCGGAACTGGTACTAATCCTACCAGTCATGTAATCATATCGATATCCTAAAGCACCCCCCCCACCACCAAGTGAGATAATGCCTTTATGCAAAGCTTTATAGGTGGCGCAGGTTGCCATATAACGACAGGCCCAATTGTAGGAAACAAATTCGTAGGTGTAGGTATCGGGAGTACCGGGATCTGTCTGAGTGCCGAATTGATCATACGTCGGAGGTTTGCCCTTAACCAGTGTTGAGCTATAACTGGAAAATTTCACATATGAACTCTCCCCCCATTGCGTCGATTGCCCAACCGCCACCTGGCCCATACCGTAATACTTTCCGGTGTAAGTAATTCGAAGTGTTGTCACTCCGGCCGCCTCGTCCAGAATATCCGCTCCTTCCATCGTCATCGAGGAGTATTGCGGATGCGCTTGGCCCACGCGCGGAATCCAGTGTTCAACCTCTTTAGTTGGCCCGGTCCAGATACATTCCAGAGAATCGAGCGTATTCCATTTCCGGATCGATCGATGTTGACCGACCGATTTAACGTAGGTATCAACGCTATTGAAAATCACGCTCATTTGACAGCTCTAACCGCTAAAGAGTTAGGTCCCAAAAGCCTGTTGCAGTACACCGTGAATCTGATCTAATTTTCTATTGGCATCTTGTTGTTCTTTCTTCTGCTCACCTTGATTTCTTACCATCTCATTAAATTTATCTCCCGCTGTCGGTTCGGTCCGTCCCAAATAACCGGGAACATGATGGTAGACCGGTTCAGGTAACCCGGCTGCCTTTCTACCAGCTTCTGTTCTAGATGGGTCTGTCCCGTATTCGGGAACATTAGGTTTCCAGGGAAAAAGGTTCTGTAATTCCTTCGCAATTCTTATTATTATATCTTCTACCTGCTTGAGAGTGTCGACAAAGGTGAGGACAAAGCTATTCCATCCCTTTATCGCATCATTAATGATTGTCGCATCATCGACTATTTCCTTCATATGCTCTTTGATCAGGTCTGATAATCCTGCGGCCGTCTCCATGGCCTTGCCGAAAGCCGTGTTGGCTCCAATACCTTTCTCGATGGCTTGAGTAACTTTATCTTCAGCCTTCAAAAGATTCTGCGCCGCTTCGAGCTGCACATTTTTCCGAGCGTCTTCCTGTGCCCGTTGCCTCTTCCTGTTATCGTCTTCTTCCCACCGTTGCAGATTGATCCGTTCCTGTTCATGGTAGCGTTTGGCGGCCTCCATCAATACCTGATAGACTTCTTTCCCGCTCATTCCCATCTGGCGCATCTGCCTAGCACTCGGTTCACCTTCCCGGGCAAGCTGTGCTTCACCCAGCGCCATCTCCGATTTTAAACGCTCCGTCATTTGTCCGGCCGGTCCTCCCGTGCGACCGCCGCCCATAAATTCCTGAAACGCCCGCCCCGCTAAATGCATCGCTTGCGCCACCCCGAGTTGCGCATTGCGCAAGCGCTCCGTGTCTTCCATGGCCCGATTTAGTGCCCGGTCCCGGTCTTCAGCCTCTCGGTTAGCCTGCCGATCTATCTCCGCCATTTCTTGCGCCAGGATCGGCGCCATCCGTTGCGCTTCAGCCAGATCGTTTACCAATCGCTGAAGATTGATGTCGTGGGTGGCATAAGCCAGATCCTGCATGTCCTTAACGCTGCCCTCTTTGCGTTCTAACCGGCCCCACTCCTGAGCAACTGTTCCAATATCGACACCTAAAATCTTGGCATACTTTGCCAGGTTCTCCATCACCCCGCCGACCTCGGCACCGCTGACCCCCATCTTTTCCAAACTCATCTGAGCCTGGCCTAAGTCCTCTTGCGAAATCCCGGTCTCATGCGCAACCTGGCGTAAATGTTCCCAGGCTTTCGCACCTCCTTCGACCGCCGTGCTTAAATTCTCAAAACGAACCCTCGCCTCTTCATAGGCTGAAGTTTCACGCAAGACTGCGATAATCGCTTTAATGATTTCATGGATGATATAGAGGACCACCATCCTCATCATCATCCTGGTCACCATCGCCTCGAAAGCCGATGCCGTTCGATCAGTCGCTTGCGCTAATCCCTCTTGCGCCTCTGAAAGTTGGTTGGTAGCGCCCGTGGCTTCCTTGGCAGCCTGGGCATACTTTCTAACCGCAGCGTCACGTTCTTCAGGAGTTTGCGTTTTAGCTTTTTCCGTCGCCCGTTCCAGCAACGATTGCGGTGGGCCGCCCAAGCCGACGGGCAACGGAGTAAACCCTTGCTGCATCATCTGTTGGGCCCGCGCCATCTTGGCGTCCAAATCAGATGTATCGGCACCAATCTTTACGGTTACATCGTCCTCAGCCACGGCTTAATTTAGCTTTCGCGAGTTTAATCTTAATTCGGAGTCGATTATCTTTCGTAAAATCGTTTCCCTGCATCTGGTGATGAATAATCTGCAGTTGATAAGCAATCGCGGCAGGTAGTTCCCACAAGATCTCGTGCATCGAGAGCCCGCACAGCGGAGCAATGCACGCTGTGACCTCTAAGGGACTAGCTGCCCGCCATCGTTTTTTGGCGCATCCCCATCATTGCCACCCTTTAATCTGACATTGGTCGAGGCGGTTAATTCGTCGTTTAGCTTTTTATAGGCATCGATCAATGGCGTAAAATTCATGATCGAATATCCTCTTGCTTCGGCCCATTCAAACGCCCGCATCCGAGATGCCATCACGTCGTCACGCGCTTCCAGGCATTCCCTCGGATTCAAGGTACAGATCCAGACCGTCATCACGATGTTATGAAAATTTGAACTCCCCCCACCGCTGCACAGATCGGTGGCAATTGCCTGGCGCAATAAGGAAAACGGTTTCAGCTCAATCTCGCCAAGCTGTTTCGGAGTCAACGCCGAGATTAGCGCCTCGTCCGTCGTCAAATCCAATACTTCAGTTTCGTCCTTCATAATCTGCTCAAATATTCCTCCCGCAATAGGTTGCCGGCACCCTTGTTCACCCGCACCATTAAATGACCGCCGCCGTCCCCCTCAATCACGTCCCACTTGAAGCATTCCGGCATGGCGCGCATCAGGTTGACTAGGTAAGCCCGAGCCCGGATCGCTTCCGCACAAGCCTCACTCAACGCGACCGCGTGCGCCGCAAGCAAGACCATCTTCGGCGCACGGCTCGAGAGCGCTAAGCTGAATTTTTCCTCGGCACCCGAATCCTCAGCGCAAATCGCCCCGTTGAGCGCTCCAAAATCAACCGAGCCCTTAGGGATCTTAAGCAAAGTTGAATAACTCAACCGCACTTCCGCATTGGCATGCGCTTCACTGATCGCCCCGGGGCCAACGGCGCTTTCCAGCGCCTGTTCAAATTTGAGTTCCGCATCTTTATCCAGACAAGCCGCATAAATCTTGCCGGCGGGCATCCCGGCTTTTTCGAAATGAAAGGTAATCCTTGTACTGGCCTTGGACCCGTCCAGATAAGCGTCCAAACTCGAATAGATATCGTCCCAACTTAACGGCAAGATCCGTCTCAGGCTCGCCCCGCAAAGCAGAAAAATCGAGGCCAGCACCAGACTGGACGTCGAAAGACTCTGCTCATTGTAAACAAATTGGCCCACGCACTTCTCAGAGAATTAGGTAGTCAATAGTGGCCAATAGCCAGCGGTCAAACGTGCGCTCATATTCTTGGCTCGGCCTTTGCTGTTATTCACCCCTCTGACTACCGAGATGCCAGTAGCTGGCCCGCCACCAAACTGGATTGGAATCCAATTGTTGAAAACGATGACTTTGCCTAGAATCTGCCCTACCGCGGAAGTTATTTCGCCGTTCACGGTCTGTTCGCCGCGCGGATTGTAAGTGACCATCTCGATTACTTCGCCGACTTCGTTTTTCTGTTGAAACTCATCAACCTGGTCGTTCTGCTCGTAAGTCTCAACCGCCATGCCCGTTTCATTGGTCGAACCGAACACAAACAAGGTACTTGCCGGATACTTTGTTACTGCCATATTTTTCGCGCCTTTCTTAAGCTCAAGGATTCATTAGAAAACGGATTTTTACGGTTGCCGGACCCGTAGTCGCATTAGTGATAAACATTCCGGTAACGATGTCAGCGGTGATCGGATTGGCTTCCGTATGATCAGTACCCCAATTAATCTGCTGCCCGGCAGCCAGAGTGATAGTCTGAGTTGGTGATGAACTGGAATTAGTTAAAATTGAAACCGCTACATTTGAGGTTAACAACAATGACTGAATCAGAGTCTTTTTAGCATTAACATCAATAGATTGATTGGTTGTATTAGCCGCAATTACACCGTCGAATCCAACCTCGGTATCACCAGTATAAGTGGAAATAACCGATGAGATTACCCCGGCATCAGTCTGGTAAGTATCAGTGATTTTATGTGTATACATAATGGACAAATTCAGAGCCTTTCTTTATCCTGTCAGGCGCACATGCGCTTGGAAGGAAACCGTGTAAGCCAATGGCGGCCCTTCGTTGGTTAGCTCGAATGGCCGCTTCACGCCTATAAAACTTGGAGAATCCTCGTCATCCGGATCAGTCGGCAACCCGGTCGGCAAATGATGCAGGATTAACAAGACATGCTGCGCCATCGCGATCGCTCGAATGAGCGTTCCGCCGTTGCCTTGGTTAAGCGCAACGTTCTCAAAGACCGTTACCGTCATCAACGCCCAGCCGCTCAGGTTCGGAAGGAGCTCATTAAAGAACTCTAACGTCGGCGTCATTACCAGCGCACAGATCCCGACTTGGCCCAGCGCCGTCTCGATCTGGGTAACAATGTCGCCTTTGTGCTCGAGCACGATCGGCACCGCAGCGCCGTTAGCCGACATGCCGCCGTTAAACATCAAATCAGCCGCAAGCGCATTGACCGCAACACTCTGCAACTGCTCGAGCATGGAAACAGAGCTCATGTTTGCTTGGCGATAGCGCGCACCTGTCTGCGCACGCTCTCAGTAAACACCTCTTTGATTTCGGCCTGCTCCGGCATCGCACCCGGCCAAGGTTGCTGGGTAACCGAATCCTTAAGCGCATAAATGCCCTCAAGCTTTTTACCGATCCGGCGCATTAAGGCGTTGCCCACCCGAAACAGCGGCGTGCCTTCCTCGGCCGCAAACTCCGCCGCGGAGAGTCCCTTGGCATCGGGCACCAACGGGATCGTCAGCATCTTCGCCCTCTTGGGCGTGATGGTGCCCCCGGTCGTTTTCCATTTTAGCAGTCCAAACGTGTTGGTGATCGTCACCCGTTTACCGCTCACGACCGGGTCCTGCCATCCGGCCACGACCTGTTGCCAGAATAGGTTGCTCCGCGGCCCCGCCATATACCGCTCCCCCTGCCACTTCTGCCGGAACCGCGTATGGTACTTGCGCAGATAATCAGCTGTATCCCGGCCAGCTTGGTTGAGCACAATGCTGGATAACGCCGCGATCTCATGCAACTTGCGTTTGAACGCCACGCTCTGCTGAACTTCAACCTTGATGTTCATATCTCACCAATAAGGCCAGGCCGGTGTCTGCGGTTGCCAGAAGGGGTAAGTCCCGCCGTAATCCTCCCCGCCATCCGTATCAGCTTTCTTTTGCGGTATCGTCCCGCCGGGAGCCTGCGGTGTTGCCGGACTTAAAATAATCAACTTGCCGCTGGCCACGTCGTCCAAGAGCGCGTAGGCCTCGGTGTTCTCAGCCTCGCGCCACTTGGTGATTAGCTGGGTCCCAGGCAGATGCGTCAGGAACTTGTACCGCGCGATCGCCACCGCAGCCCCATAAGTCTCTTCCGGAATCATCCCTGCCGGATACGGGATGAACACCTGGTTCGGCTGATAGGAATTGACCTTGCCCCGGACAAAGCTGGTGACGCTCGAGATAATCTGCGCCAGGTTAGCGGTCGAGGATGCGTCCGTCATCTGGTTCTGCTCCTGACTACTTAAACTATTGAGCACGTCAGATGTCTGTAATTGGAGCCAGGCCATTAGTCCTCCGTACGTGGGGAATATTAACTTCCTGCAGCATCGTCACCGGCAACCCAAGAAGACGTTCCATGTCCGCCAGACACACCGCCAATTCACAAGCGTAACATCGAAACTCAGGTTGCTCGGCGTGTGTATGCGCCGGGAACTGATATTCTTCTTGCTTCTTGCGTTTCACTTCTTTTTCGGGATCCTAGCACCACTCTCCCGCGCCTTGGACAGCGCGATGGCAACCGCTTGCTTTTGACCCTTTCCAGCTGCCATCTCGCGTTTAACGTTTTCGCCAATCGTTTTCTGACTTTTGCCTTCCTTAAGCGGCATGTGACCTCCTCACAATCCGTATACCCTGATGATGTCGTGCAACGGCCACGTCTGTAGTATCCAATCTGGAATTGCGCCACTGCCCTTGGTTCGACAATCGTGACGCGGCCAGCAGATAACCTCCCTCCGCGTCAATGTCACCGGAGCCAAGGGCTCAACTTGCTCTGCCATTGGAGTCCTCCTTACGTTATGGTGAGCCGCACCGCCGTCGCTTGCCCGGTAAGCTTAATTTTCTGCCAGAACTGCGCCTTGTATTTGTCCGAGCTCGTATCCTCATCTCTCCACGACCTGATCCGGGTGAACCGGCCCGCCACATTGACAAATGTTTTCATGAACGTCGGGTCAAACTGGCTTGGGCTGTCCTGGCCAAAAAAGATGATCACATCACTGAACACCCCGCCTTCGTACAGCGCCCCCTGATTAATTTTGGGTTGCAACGGCACGTTCCACAGCTGCACCGTGTTTTCAGGTGTGACAGCCTGCACCTGAACTCCTTGGAACCGGCCACGCACCTGCGGATTGTTCTGATACTTGACCCAGGCACCGGAATCGAAATAGATCCGATTCGGCAGGATGCCGTAATTATCGGCAATGTATTTGCAGACAAGATTGATCTCGTTAACCGGATCATTTGTACTCACAGCCTGCCATATTCCGGTGACCCCGGTAATCGCGCCATCACCGCCGCTCCCATGATTAGCAATCGTCCGCGCCCCATCCAACACCAGATACAAATTATTGTTCATGCAAGTATTCACCAGATCGGTGATCTTGCGTTGTTCCAACATCGCAATACTGGATGGATTCTGTTCCCGTTCCTTGTCATCAATGAAGGTCGCCAGCCCAAGTTCATCGTTAATGTCGCTCAAATCGTTGACGCTTAAGTGCAGCATCTTCGTGGCACCGCCAAGTGCCCGGCGCATATCGATCCGGGTAAAGGCGTTCCCCAGGCCGTAATCTTTATAGAAATAAATCCCGCCCCCAACAACCACTTCGGGCGCAATAAATGACGCGATCTGATTCTTTTTCTCCCAATCGGCCACCACACCTTGAGAAAAGGTTAGTAACTGGACATGATCTGTATACATAACAATTTTTCCTTATTACTTAGTGCTAACCTTTTAGAACAAAAAGAAGGCCACTTCGATGTTGCCGTTCGCATCCGGTCTGCCGCTGACCGCCCAGCCAACTATCGCGTTGGTGCCGACCACCGCCGTCACCCGACTGAAATCCGTCGAGTCTTGATAAACGATTCCTCCTTGGCTGAATGTTTGACCGGCAATCGGGCTCATCGCCATCGTGTAGCCGCCCTTAACGCCGACCGGAACATTTTTCAGGTTGGTTGGATCGGAATCGCTTAAAGCAACTCCATACACCTTGCCGCTACCGGCAGCAGCTGGCACGATCGCGTTGCCGTCTGCGAAGCCAGCGCCCGGAGTGAAACCGACCATTTGCCCACGCAAAATCGTGGCCGTAGTCGGCAAAGATACCACAGCAGGATCTCGTACGAGACCACCCACGGTAGACATTTTCTTTTCTCTCTCTTTCTTTGTGTTATTTGTTTTTCTCGATCTGCAAA